GTCTTTTAAAATATATAATATATTATTATTATATATATGTATATATAGATAGTTTTTTTATGGGAGGAGGTTTAATGCAATTAGTCGCTTATGGTGCATAAGACATATACTTAACAGGTAATCCACAAATAACTTTTTTCAAAACTGTATATCATAGACACACAAATTTTTCTATGGAATCAATTAAACAAGTATATAATGGTTCTGCTGATTTTGGTAAAAATATTTGTTTTACAATATGCGGAAATGGTGATTTAATATATAAAATGTATTTAGTGATTACTATAAGTGAATCAATTGATTTAGATAATCATAAATGGGTTGATAATTTAGGTTATGCATTGTTAGAAGAAATAGAAATAGGAGGTCAACAAATAGATAAACATTATGGTGAATGGTTAGATATTTATTCTGAATTAACTCTATCTAAAAAGAAAAAAGATTGTATATTAAAAATGATTCATAATTCTGTAGTCAATTCAAGAATTCCAAAATTTAAGATGTATATACCTTTAAATTTTTGGTTTTGTAAAAATGTAGGGTTAGCATTGCCATTAATAGCTTTGCAATATCATGAAGTAAAAATTAAAATAAAATTAAGTAATTTATCTAAATTACAAGAAAATGTAACAGGATTAACTACAATCCCTAAAATATTAAATTGTTCATTATATGTAGATTATATTTATTTAGATACATATGAAAGAAGACAATTTGCTAAAGTATCTCATGAATATTTAATAGAACAGTTACAATTTACTGGAATGGAAGATTTAGATAATAAACATATAATACATTTTAATCACCCTGTAAAAGAAATAATTTGGACTACAAAACTGAATGATAATATTTTAAATAATAAATATTTTAATTATACTTCAAAATCAGTATTAGATACTGGAACATTTGCAAGTTATGAAAATTCATTGGATTTTACAGAAATAGGTACAAAAACAATTGAAAATGACTTTATAATTATAAAAGATACTATATTATCAAGTTTTTCTATAAATTTAATTTTAACAGTTAATATTACACCCCATATTACAAATTATAATAACCCTTATGTAATACATTATGTAAATAATAATTTATTTTTAACAATATCTCAAGGTATGGGATTAAATTCAGTAGTAATTGATGTAGAAAATGTTGCAAATACATTAGAATTAATTAGAACTTTTACTTTAATTGCAATTAATGGTAATAATGGAAATGGTAATATAGATGGTTTATATTGGGGTGATATAAATCAATCTAATGATTTTTTTAATATTTTGTTTAAATTCTTCCAAATTATTTTCCAAATTTTGCCTTTGATATTAACAAACTATTTACGACATAAGGGACATTTTCTTAAGTTTTTTTCATTATCATATTTATATTGTCTATTATTTTCCCATTTATTCCATTCATTATTATATTTTATTATTAAAGGATAATTTTTTTTCCATTTTGGATTTTCTTGATTATCATATACTCATCTTCAATATCATCTGAATATGGAAATAATGGTTCTCCTTCTTCATCTCCATAATAACATCTTTTAAAACATTTAATACATACTGTATGTTCACAATTTGGTTGTGATATGCTTTTCTTAACTTCTAAACATATATGACATTCTAAATTATCAGTAATTTCTAATATTCCCTTACCTGTTTTATAAACTCCCTCTTTTTCATTTGACCAAGTACCAAACATCATATGACAATTAGTACATAAATAGTTTCCTTTACAATCAAACCACCATTTAGGTAATACAGTTTCACATAATTCATAATTTTTACATTTAATTCCTCCACCATTTTCTGTTGTATATTGATCATCATAAGCAATATTATTTTTTTCGTATTCCATATCTTTTTCCATTATGTATTTTTCTATTATTATTAATTTTTTAAATCAAATTTTTTTTTAAAATCAAAGTTTTTTTAATTTTTTAATATTTTGTTTAAATTCTTCCGAATTATTTTCCAAATTTTTTTAATTTTTTTTAAATTTAATATTATTTTGTTTTAATAAATTTATTGTATTTATTTTTAAGTATATGATTAGATAATAATTTATTATAAATAGGTTTACTACATTTTTTATGTTTTAATATCTCTCTCCAAAATTGATACATATTTTTATTATCTGTAAATTTATCAGTTATTTTTATTTTTTTTTGTTTTTTTATTAGTTCTAATAATTCATTTATTTGTTCTTCTAAAGTTAAATTTGTTGTTTTATTTATTTGATATTTATTATAATTTTCTTTAAGAATTGGATTATTAAGTAATGTTTTAAATTCTTTATATTTATTACAATAATCTCTATTTTTTATATTGCACCAATATTTACCAATTGAACCTCCATCTTTAAATTTATCAGAAGATTTTATAATACAATTTTTTTTATTTTTAAAAAATATTTGAAATTCTTTTAATTTTTTTAATTTATTATGTTTTTGTTTATAAGTATTTGGTGTATTTTTAATAATTGTTTTACTAAAATCATAACCTAATTCTTCACATTTCTCTAAAATAAATGTTTTAATATTTTTAATATTATAAGGTATTATAATAAGGTTTATATTATTTTTTTTACATAATTCTATTTTTCTTATATCATCTAATTGTCTTATTTTTAATTTTTCTAAGGTTCTATGAAAAAATTTAACAAATTTATAATGTTGTATTCCATTATATTCAAAAGCTAAATTTAATTCTTTACAAAATCCATCTAATTCCATTTTATTATTTCTAGAAT